TTCTTTGGGTGGCCGAGTCACATCTACCAATTCATTCGTTTCAGTACCAGAATGAACTTGGTATGTTGAAAATGGAATCAACGAAGCACTATCAGGTTCTTTAACCTTTTTTCGAGGTATAGATAATCTGCCTTGAGCAACTATCTTAGAACTTTCATTCGGCTTCAATTCAGTCCGAAAAAGATTCTTTATATAAGAACAACTAGAATCTTTAATTTTATAAAGTAAATCATACATATTAAGAAATGTATCATCTCTCACATTGTCCATTGAGAGATCAAATGTTTCATTAACATGTTTAACAAATTCTTCTTGTGATTTATCAAAATCAAGAAAAGAACGTCTAAGGTCCGATAATAAAATCTCGTATCCTTCGCATTTGAATAAGAAATCATTCGCAAGCCCAGATATTCCAGAACCTTGAAGTTTCTTTCCTCTATATAGAGAAGTCAAATCCATTTCTGGTTGTAAAACTTCAAATGATTGAACATTCTTATCTCTTTCAACTTTAATAATTCTATTAACTCTTCTGCATATTGCAGCGGGACAATTCATCCAGTTCACAGCAGAACTTAACGGCATATTACTTGTCGCAATCACTATATCTGGTCGAATATAAACAGTTCCCTTCAACTCAACATTAGGGTTTAAAGAAGTTTTGTTAACATTATTGACGAAATCGAGTATTTTCCGATAGGGATTTTTCGATCCATTCCTATCAGGTTTTTCTGCATCTAAATCATCAAAAATAACTACTTTATGGTTGGTTCTAAATTCTGACTGAAATTCATCAGTTTCATTCAACGTGACTATTTCATCAGCATAAGCTTTCCCATACTTGGCTCTCAACAAATCAATAGCAATCCTTATTGCTACTGTGGTCTTGCCTGACCCAGGTGGTCCTTGTAAAAAGATCATAAATGGTTGTTTTCGTATCATACCATTACTGTTGTCGAGTCGCATATTTTCTAACAAGTTGGTAATTCTCCAGTGTGTGCTTCTAGCATGCTCATTCTTGTCCACAGTATAAACAATCCTTGTGGCAACTTTACATAAGCGTAATAACTTTATGTAAGTTTTTCTTGAATATCGAGCAATATCAGTAGCACCAGCCTTGACAGTAGAACCCACTGCCAAAAGCTCGTCTATATACAAACTATAATACAATATACTACAACATGAGTATACAAATAATGTACAAGCAGCTGCTGTCGCAGCCACGGATATGGATAAATTATATAAATAAATTGATTTTGGAATGCTATTTGGAAACCAGGTCGCAGCAGCATTAATCTGCGCCTTCGTTTTAGTAAGCTGCTCTTGCAAGCGTTCACTCGTGGTTACTGGCCAACGAATGCCGTTATTCAATACAAGAGCCTATTTGTTCACCGTGGTTTAAAGGGAGACAAAATAGATAAACTACCTTATAAAAAACAAGATTGCTTAAGCCTCATAAATGAAATCGAGATCTTCTTCTTCGACTCCAAGGCTGTCAGCAAAAATCTTGCGAGGTTTGAGAGCATAGCCCTCAGTGTAATCAGAAATGAGAACACGAGTCATCTCACCATAAGGAATAAAAGATACATGTGATTTCAATTCAGGATTCTTCGCAACAATAGCTCGAATCTTGTTAAGAAAATCATTGTAATATTCTTCTCCATGCAAATATGCCTCTCGAAAAGATCCATCAGTATATGCACCGAATTGCTCGGCAGCACTTAATGGACTTTCGTTAGGTTTCTTCACAAAATGAAATTTCTTGGTAATAGAATCATGTTCAATAGGTGCAACAATACATCCCAAGTCGGCATGTTTTCGAAAATTCCTCTTCAAGAAAGAAATATCCTTGAGAGAAAGATAGGGTACTGAATCAGCATCCTTATCAGCCATCGTATACCCAATGGCAAGCTTTTCGAATTCTGCCTGACAAGCAGTATGATTGAACCATCCACAGTTTTTCTTGACACCCATGGCATTATCATCGCCAAAGGTGGCCAGTTTCACGTTTTTATTAAATCGTACGGAAACTTTAGGATTAAGGGCATAGTACACATAGCGCATCATAATAGAATTGCAAATACTATTCAATTGAACTGTAATAAGATTGCCTGAAGGGTTGCCGTTTGCAAAACGGTATAAGTCACCCTCAAACAAAATGTTTGGGTTAACGATATCAGAAAGAGCACCTTTAATAAGCATTAAATCTTCATCGCTAACTCCCACGGCTTTATACCAACGAAGCATCACCTTGGCTGCACCAGTCGTAATTTGTGCTGCCATTCTAGTATCAAAGCCAGAAAAATCTCCAGCTAACATATTATCCAATCCAAATTCTGTTAAATAATCACACAGATCATCCCAATCTTTCGACATGGGATTAACACCAACAAGACATTCTGTCTCTCGCCAATATTTCCTCATAAATTCAGGAATTCCAGCAAGAGCCATTCTTGAAGCAATAAAATTCGCAAAAGGACTACCATAAAATTTTCGCACTTTTTCGAGTGCTTTCTTCACGGGTAATAATTCATTTACCTTACTGCTAGCTTTATAAATTGCCTCAGAACGTTCACCATTGGCCCAAGCATCTAATGTTCTATCAACTTCTGCTTGTACATCAAAGGAATCATTAAATTCTCGTGGTACTTGAACTAATGATTCATCCATTGGATCTCTCTTCAAACAATGTTTCTTACTTTTTCCAATTGGGAAACCTGCAGAAGTAGCATTAGGTAAACCACACAAATTTCCATCATGGGTTCCATCCATAGCTTCTTCTTGTGAGTAAATCCGCAGAATATCCTTCAATGATTCCTTATTTGCTTCAATACATTCCAAAGTCTGTTGTGCATAATCTTCAATTGCCTTCTCTAATAAATTATGTTCATAATGTTGAACAGGATCATGTAATTTATTGAGTGTTTTCATAGCTTTTGCAACATCATTTGGTTTGGTAGGAGGTATATGTTTGCACTCTCCCAAATGTTCCTTTACTCCTTCAAAGGGAGTTGGTACATAGGGAGCACGAGCACGACTTTTTAAAGGTTCACCATCTTTCAGAACTTGGCCAAAATAGGTAACAACAGCATCATCTTGCAATCCATCTTCACGTTTGTAAAGTGGTGGAGCATCTACTATGGAGTAATTAAGATTATAAGTATTTACCTTAATCTCACCTGCTCCATGAGTAACTAATGAATGACTTGTCTCATTTAATTGATCAAGACCTTTTTGGATCATTGGTCGTGTTAAAGATGTAAGCCAAGCAACTTTTCCTCCATCAGAATATCCAGCAACATGAAAACCATAAATAATGGCACGTTCAGTATCAAGATA